CGACTGGCCCGAGAAGGTGCCGATTACCGAGGAAGAACTGCAAATCTTCGCGCGGTATTTCGGTCATGTGCTCGACCGCCTGTTCGGCCCCATCGACACCGATCCTGACAATAAGGGCTTGCCACAGTTAACATCAGATGGTAACAGTAAGCCATGAGCGAGGATCGTGACCAGAGCCTCGACACGCTTCTGGACCTCGACGGTCAGGTGCTTGTTGTCGATCCCGAGGGCGGCCATTGGGTGAAGTTCGTTGTCACCCGCGTTCCGGTATCGCCAGAGAAGCCGCACGGCCTCGATTATTCGCTCACGCTTCACGGGCCTTCGGGCGAACGGCTGGTCGGCTTCGATAACGCCCATCCGGTCGGCCGGGGCAAGCGCGGCGAGCCGATGGACCATCGGCACCGCCTCCAGACCGTGAAGCCCTACGCCTACGAGGATGCGGCCACGCTGCTGGCCGACTTCTGGCAGGCGGTGGACGCGGTATTGAAGGAGCGAGGCGTAACATGACCACCCTGAAAGTCGGGATTGCCGGCTACGACGAAATGAAGGCCCGTACTATGCGGATCGCCAAGGGCGAGGAAAAGCCGACGGCGGACGATCCGAAGGTGTGGTTCACATCCATGGAATCCTTCGCGCAGCTCCTTTCCAGTGGGAACCGCGAGCTGCTGCGCGTCATCGACGAGCAGTCGCCCGGCTCGCTGGAGGAACTGTCGCGGATCACGGGACGGGCGAAGCCCAGCCTGTCCCGAACCCTCAAGAAGATGGCGAGCTACGGCCTGATCCGCATGGACCCCGGCGAGGGCCAGAAGATCGTGCCCAAGGTGTTGCATGATCGCGTGGCGCTGGACTTGCCCTTGCTCGAACGCCGCGCGGCGAAAGGAGGCGCGCTATGAACATTCATTCCCCGCACGTCGCCCTGCGCGCCGCGCTCTATCTGCGCGTCTCGACTGCCCGGCAGGCCGAGCATGACGTGTCGATCCCCGACCAGAAGCGGCAGGGCGAAGCCTATTGCGAGTCTCGCGGCTATCAGCTTGTGGAAACCTTCGTCGAGCCGGGCGCATCGGCGACCAACGACCGCCGCCCCGAGTTCCAGCGCATGATCGAAGCCGGCACGTCGAAGCCGCCAGCGTTCGACGTGGTGGTGGTGCATAGCTTCTCTCGCTTCTTTCGCGACGAATTTGAAATGGAATACTACTACCGGAAGCTGGCGAAGAACGGCGTCAAGCTCGTTTCCATGACGCAGGAACTTGGTGACGATCCGATCCACCAGATGATGCGGCGGATCATGTCACTGTTCGATGAATACCAGTCGAAGGAGAACGCCAAGCACGTCCTGCGCGCCTTGAAGGAGAACGCGCGGCAAGGCTTCTGGAATGGCTCGCTGCCGCCCATCGGCTACCGCGTGGTCGATGCCGAGCAGCGCGGCACGAAGATGAAGAAGAAGCTGGAAATCGACCCGCTGCACGCCGATACCGTGCGCCTGATCTTCCGCCTTGCATCGGAAGGCGACGGCACGTCCGGCCCCATGGGCGTCAAGAACATCGTCAGCCACCTCAACAGGAACCGCATGTTCACCCGCAGCGGCGGGCGTTGGGGCATCGGCCAGCTTCACCGCATCCTGACCCGCCGCACCTATATCGGCGAACATCGGTTCAACCGCCGGTCCAAGAAAGGCGAGGTGAAGCCGGAGGAAGAAGTCGTCACCGTCGCGGTGCCGCCGCTGATCGACCTTGAGATTTTCGAGGCGGTGCAGAAGCGGTTGCAGGTCAACAATCCGAAGGTGACGCCGCCGCGCGTCGTCAGCGGCCCGAACCTGCTGACCGGCATCTGCTATTGCGGCAATTGCGGCGGGGCCATGACGCTGCGCACCGGCAAGAACGGCCGCTATCGCTATTATGCCTGTTCAATCCGGGCACGGCAGGGCGAAACCGGCTGCAAGGGCCGCGCGATCCCGATGGACAAGCTGGACCGCATCGTGGTCAGCCACATCGAGGAAAGGCTGCTGGACCCCGAGCGGATCGAAGACGTGCTCGCCTCGCTGCTGGATCGCCGGCAGGAGAGCGTCGAGCGGCGCAGCCAGCACATCGCCGAGTTGAACCAGCGCGCGGCCGAGGCCGATATGCGGCTAAAGCGGCTCTACGAGGCTATCGAGGCGGGCTCGCTCGACCCGGCCGAATCCGCCCTCGGCGAACGCATCGCGGGCCTTACGGCGATACGGGATCAGGCACGGGCCGACGCCGTAAGGACCGAGGCCATGCTGAAAAGCTCGGCCCACAAGGACCTCACAGGGGCGGCCGTGCGAGAACTGGCGAGCGAGGCGCGCACCGGGCTTCGGCTCGAAAAGGGCGGCTATCGGCGGGATCACGTCCGGGCTTTCGCGCAGCATGTCGAGGTCGCGGACGATGCGATCTACATCAACGGCAGCAAAAACACGCTGTTGAGGGCGCTGATAGCCACTAAGGGAGGGAAATCGGCGGGAATCGGCGTTCCCGGTTTTATACCGAAGTGGCGGATGGGGTGAGATTCGAACTCACGGTACGGTTACCCGCACGGCGGTTTTCAAGACCGGCAATGCCAACGGCCATTCTGTCGCCAAATCAATATGATAGCAGGGACCGAAGTCGGAATTTCGGGACTTTGTCCGGGATTTCGAGCGCCGCCCAGCTCACGCCATCAAGCAGATGCCCCTAGCGGTTGATAGGCGGCTTGGAACAGTAAGCCCGCGCAGACTCCCGGTTCGGACCGCTCCCTGCTGCGCACTCACTTCCTGCAACGTTCAAAGCGCGATATTAACCCCGCTATCTGGTTTGTGCTGGGGGGAAGTAATGAGCGAGCTGCATTCGAGGCCACTATCTATCCAGTCCGTGTATGGGCTGTATCGCGATGGCAAGCTTCATGTAAATCGACGCTACCAACGTAAGTTAGTTTGGACTCTCGTGGAGAAACAAAAATTAATAGATTCAATACTAAACAAGTATCCGATTCCTGCGATACTTTTGGCGGAGCGCCCAGATAGCAGCGGATCTTATGAGATTATAGACGGCCTTCAGCGTCTGCATGCAATCCTTTCATTCATAGAGACATCATTTTCTACGAACGACGATCGAGTTTTTGACATTGAGCACTTCCCGACTGCGAAGGCGGCAGCGGAAGAAGGTATCTTTGTAGCGTCGGATGAAACGCGCAAACTCACTCCGCGAGAAGTGAGCGGGATTCTGGACTACGAACTTGCCTTGTCCACGATGCGGGGTGCGAGCGAAGCCGAGATCAATGAGGTGTTCGATCGAATCAATACCTATGGGCACCGGCTGAGTGACCAGGAACGCCGCCAAGCAGGTGTGCAGAATGAATTTTCAACGCTGGTGCGCCAAATTGCCTGCACTTTGCGTGGCGACGAAACCACCGAAATCGTGCCCCTGCGAAAAATGCCCTCCATTAGCATTGACCTACCCAAGGCTAAACATGGATATCAGGTGCAAGCCGATCAAGTTTTTTGGGTCGAGCACGGAATATTGCGAGCCTCAGAACTAAGGGACAGTGAAGACGAACAATGCATTGCTGACATAATTGCATGCATCGCAACTGGAGAACTAATTTCACGCTCGAAAGATTCCTTAGATGAGATATATACCGAGGGATCTGCTCAACAAAAACGCGTTGCGACTGCCCTTTCGGTGTATGGCGCACGCGAACTGGCGGACGAGTTCAAGTATTGCGTTGACCAAATAACAGCTGTGTGCGCTACTGATGGCGACACGAAACTACGTCAACTTCTCTTTGAAGTAACCAACACCAATGGATTTCCATCCGTATTTGCTGCAATCTTACTTGCATTTCATGAGATAATATTCCTTGATAAAAAGGTTATTACCAATTCTTCTGGCTTAAAGAAAGCTATGCGTGGCATCGCGCGCCGCATTAGCAGCGGTCAAAAGGCAACATCACCGGCCCAGCGGCGTGCGAACATAGATACTGTCAAAGGACTCGCCTCGCCGCACTTTGTGAGCAGCGACAAGCCCATATCGGTCTATGCCAACCATACTACCGCCGACATCGACGCCAAGATCAGACGCTCAGAGATTGAGGCCGCAGACTACGAGCTGAAACAAGGCCTGCTTACACTGGGGCCGAACAGGACTCGCGACGCCAGCATCATAAACAAGATTTTGAAAACTATCTGCGCCATTGCCAACAACGGGCCCGGGCGAAGCGGGCATATCTTCATTGGGGTAGCCGACAAGCAGGCTGATGTGGACCGCATCAAAACCTTGGATGGAGTAGATGGACGAGCAGTAGGAACACGCCACGTTGTTGGGGTCACAAGGGAGGCTGCCGCGCTGAACATATCGATCGAACAATACTTAGAAATTTGGAAAAATGAAATTGAAGAATCGCAGCTCAGCGCACCTCTAAAGCATAGTGTATTGTCGTCAATTCAATATAATTCATACTATGGCTTAGGAGTTATCATTATCACCATACATGCGCAAAAAGAGCTCTCTTATTTCGAAGAAAAAATCTATTGGCGCAAAGTAGACTCGACCTGCTCGGCGACGAAGCCCGCCGACATTGCAGCGATCGCCCAGAGGTTCTGATGAGATGGGCGGCTGCAGCCGCCCTTGAACCGCTGATTAAGAGTCCGGCCATTTTGTCGGTTGCTCAATGGGTTACATCCAAAATGGGAATGATCCCAGCTATTTGGAATCAATACGTTATGGCCGATTGGCAAAACGCCGCTATGCCTATTTCTGGCTCAGCGTGACGCCCCGCATGGGGTCCGAGACGCCAGCCCCTCACTTCCCCCATGTGTGAGGGGCTAGTTTTTTGCGGCGCGCTCAAACACCTCCAGCGCATCATCCGCCAGTGGACGCTGCAATGCGCTCGCCTCACTCCACGGCGCCCGCATCCACGTCTCAATCTCATCCGGCTCTGTCAGTATAACCGGCATGGCCTTGGGGTGGATTGGCCGCACCACCTCATTGGGCTCGCAGGTCAAAAACGCAAACAGATCAGCCGTCTCCCAGCCTGTCTTGATCTTGCGCACGCCCTCCCAGCCGCGCAGCTCAATCCCGGCAAAAAACGCCAGCGGCTCTGGACCGCCATTGGCCAGCCGGAACCAGATTGGCGTGTATTTCCCACCTTGATCCCTGCCAGGCTCTGCGAACGCCGTGAATGGCACCAGGCATCGATGCTCCGGCGTCAGCCACGGCTGCCAGTGTCGAGATTTGGTGTTGCGGACGTTAGTTGTGCCGCTGTCCGGTTCCATCCTGAGCAACTCGTCAAAATCGACGTCTTTGCCCTTAGCGCGCAATCTGTCGGCGCGGTTGGAGGCGGCCTGATAGATGGCCTGCCGCGATGACGGCATGCCCCAACGGGCCATCGCCAGCACGCGCTCGCCATCCTGATTGCGCACGATGGGCGCCATGTAATCGGGGTAGACGTCGCCGGGCTGGAGGTTGCCGGCCATCGACCGCATGGCCCGGGCAAGATCAATGATCGCCTGCGGCCCCCTGGTCTGGGTGTAGAGATTGCACATCGTCCGGGCCTCCATCGCCTCGCAGCGGCGTCGCCTCGCGCGGCTCTGGCTTGAGCATGTCCGGCCTGACAGCCACCGGCAAGCGCCGCCAGTCAGTAGGCGGCAGGTCGGGCGCCAGCGACCTGTACAGGTCGTAGCAATAGCCGGTGCATTTCATGCCGTATTTTTGCGGCTTCCGGACCCGCTCATCAGCCCACTTGCACCCGCGTCGAAACCGGGCCAGCAAATACCCCATGGTGACCCGGTGCCCATACTTGGCCGCACAGGCAACGGACCGGACGTCCGCGCGACGGCGGCAATAGTCGCACCGAAACCGGATCAAGACATACGGATATTCGCGTAACTCCGTTTCAAGCGTCGGCTGGCCAACAAATGTGGGCGGCGGTTTTTTGTCCATGTTCCTGCCTCGCTCATGAGAACGAAATAGGAACATCGACCGTTCCGAGTCAATGCGGCGACGTTGCCGCTTGCACTGCCTGCTGGCCTGCGTGGGAACGAATCACCGGCTGACAGGTTCTGATTCGCATCGGAGCGACGGAGGGCGCAAAATGGCCCCGCGAACCTACTGGAAGGGATATCTGAAGATGTCCCTCGTGACCTGCCCGGTGCAGATGATGCCGGCGACCAGCGACAACGAAAAAGTCCGGTTCCACACACTCAACGCTAGGACGGGCAACCGCGTGGTCAGCCAGTTTGTCGACGCGGAAACTGGCAAGCCGGTTGACGAAGATGATGAGGTCAAGGGCTACCCGCGCGGCGAGGATGAGTACGTCCTGATCGAAGACGAAGAGATTGAGGCCGTGGCGCTGGAAAGCGTCAGGACCATCGACATCGACATGTTTACGCCGGCCGACAGCATCGGCTGGATCTGGTACGACACCCCCTACTATCTGATGCCAGATGGCGAGGTGGGCGAGGAAGCATATTCCGTAATCCGGGAGGCGATGCGCTCCACCGGGATGGTCGCCATATCGCGATTAGTGATTGCCCGGCGTGAGCGCGCCATAATGCTTGAGCCGCGCGGTCAGGGCATCGTGCTGTGGACCCTGCGGTATGGGGATGAGGTCCGCGACGCGTCCGATTATTTTTCCCGCGACGATGGAAAACCCGATCCGCAATTGATGAAGCTCGTCACGCGCCTGATCGATGAGCGCACCTCTGACTGGTCGCCCAAGATGGTGCATGACCCGGTGCAGGAACGCCTCCTGGACCTGATCAATGAGCGCAAATCCACGCGGAAGCCCAAGCGAAAGGCCCGCCCGGAGCCGGCGACCGAGGAAGTACCTACGAACGTCGTCAGCATCTTCGACGCGCTGAAGCGCAGCATTTCCAGCGAGAAAGCCGGAAGCTCCCGGCGAAAGGAATAATCTGGCAACGACCAGTGTTGCGGAGCTACAAGGGACAGATGACGCAGCTATCGCCCCAGCCGAGAATTAGACTGTCGAAGCTACGCGACATTGGCTGGAGGCTTTGGGACCCAATCGGCCTGCTGAGGGCCAATGGCCCGTCATCGGGAAATTGGGATGACGAAGCGAACCTCGGGTTTGCTGATGAGTATGACACCTATCTGATCTCTGCCGCGTCTCAGTTGCGGCAAGGCGTGCCGAGCGCCCAGGTTGCAGACTATCTCGTCCAGATGGAGTGCGAATACATGGCGCTCCGCAGGGATCCGACAACGCGGAAGCGGGCTGAGGCAGTTGTCACTGCATTGCTGGCGGATCAGTCGATCTGGACCTGGCCTGATGAACAAGGAAAATTCGGCCAGAGCGACTGATTTCGCCACTTCCCACGGTCACGCCTTGGGCAAAGTGGGCGGCGGGGCCTTGTCCCGCCAGTGGCGCGCCCATCGCAGCAACATCTCCGCAACCGTCATCCCGCAAAGCCCGAGAAAAAATCCCACGGCTCCGGTCACCTCGCCGGGTGAGCCGCCCCATGCCGCATACCATTGGGCAGCGACACGGGCGGCCGGTGGGGTGAGATAGCCGGCGGTGATGGCGCCCACGACGGCGGACGTCAGCCGCATGGGCCAGGTGTAGGAGGGGTTGACCAGCCCACGGACCAGGCCGCCGCCGAGGCCGGCCGCAACATCGATCCCGCGCACTCCCAGCCAGTAGGCCAGCAGATCAGGCGGCGGCGCATCAGCCATAGATCACCTCGCTCTGACGTTATCGGCCTTGGTTGCCGCCGCTGTGGCGATATCCGTAACGACCGTTTTGACCTGTGGCAGGGCGGCCACCTGCTCAATCTTGGCAAGGGGGCGGTTGGCCCACAGGCCCCATACAGCAGCGGCCGCTGCCACAATGAGGCCGGCCGTCTCCTCCAGCCCTTCGAGGGGAACCCAGCCCTTGCTGGCGGCCCACGTGCCGGCGACAATGAGCAGGTAGCGCAGGAGCATCATGGCCGTGGTCATTTTGCGGCTCCCTTGCGAGCAGCCTCAATCGCCGCATAAGCCGCCGCGAGGCTGGTGATCGCCGTCGCTACAGACGTGGGCGGCGACGCGCAAAATGTGCGGACCACGGCCCGGGCGTCCTGGGCGGCCATCTGGACTTTTGCCGGCGCGAACAGATCGACGGCCAGCGCCGCCGTCTGCACCTCGACGCAGTAGCTGGCGAGCTTGCTGCTCGCCTGCTCAATCTTGGGGTCGATCTTTGTGGCGCCCACGACGGTGGCGACGCCCGCTGCGATCTGGCCCCAGGCAGTGGGGTTATTGGCCGACTGGCAGGCGGCGAGCGCCAGCATGCCGATGGCGGCCGCCATCAGTTTGAGGATCTGCATGTTGTCTCCGGGGATTTGCGCCGGTGGCGCGGGGGTCAGGCTGCGCCGAGGGTGGCCCAGGTGTTGCGGCCGACAACGCCGTCGGCCGTCAGGTGCTCGCGCCGCTGGAAAGCGATCACGGCGTCATGGGTCTGGCCGCCAAAATCCTTGTCGACCTTGAGGGATGCGCCGGCGGCGTTGAGCAGGGTTTGCAGGGTGGCGACGTCGGGTCCCTTTGCCCCGCGACGCAGCACCGGCATGCGGCCCAGCGGCGGCGTGGCCGGCTCGCTGTTGCCGGCGCGGACCAGCGCATCATGCAGCGACGCCCGGGTGGCGGGGCCAGCGACGCCATCGACAGTCAGGCGATTGTCCGACTGCCACGCCCGCACCGCATCCGGCGCATAGCCCAGCGCCACCAGAGCCAGCCGCGTGTAGCACTCCAGCCGGTCGGCGTAGCCGTTGAGCCCGCCGTTGATCCGGCGGGTGATCATCTCGTTGTCGCCCCTGTCGGCGTAGGCGTTGAGGCCGCGCGTGTCCCAATACCAGATCGCGCTCAGCCCCTCCCAGGGGTCGGTGTTGATGCGCTCCGGCTCAGCCTCAAAATCCGGCGCCGATGGATCGATTTTGCGCGCCCAGCCCGTGTAATCCCGGTGATTGTAGCGGCCCGTGCACTGGATCGGACCATGCCCCCGGAACCTGTAGCCGTCGCCCGGCTGGGTGTTGCCGAGGTCGGCGCGGCCTTCATAGCGCTGCTGCGCCGGCGTCGGGCCCCAGACCTCCCGGTCATGCTTAAACTCGCCGCTCTCGTGCATGATCTGGGCGAGATACGGGACTTGGCGATGCAGGCGATCGAGGCCGACGCCGGGGCCATACTGGTCCAGCGCCATCATGACGGAGTTGAGATTGCCCGCGTCAGGCGTGCGTCGGCACGCCCTGCGGACCTGTGCAGCGGTCAGCATGGATCACCCCAAAAAGATTCCCGCCAGAGGCGGGTGCGGTTGTCGTCAGGATAAGTCGCTGATCACATCTGGATGGACGATGAATCAACCGAGCCATCAGTTGACCCCGGCAGCACGCTGGTTGGCTGGCCGTTAAGGTTGAGCACGCTCATGTGGTTGATGTTGCGCCTGGGTCCAACGGGGGTCGCCGGTCCAGCCAACGTATTGCCGATGTACTGGATTGTACCTCGCGGCCAAGTGGTAATAAACCCGCTCGACCACTGCGGCGATCCAACCAGGTTAATGGTGGTGCTCTCAACAAACACATGACCATATTGCACGAACAGGAATGATTTCATTGACCCGATAAGGTAAATGTCTGCGTTCAGGATCTGCATTATGGCCTGGCTATCGTGGACCCATATCGCGGAGTCCCCGAATGATCCGAAAACCAAATCGTTGCTGACGCTTGCCAGTGAGAGATAATTGACTTTGATGCCGCAACCGGTCGTTGCGTATAATTCCATCGCGCCATAGCTGACAGACGTGGCGCCCGACACCTCCTGCGTAAAGGTGTTGCCGCTCGCGCTTGTAAGGCGGGTTTTGCTCGACCCTGCCCCACGGATATGCAAGCTGCCTCCGCCGACTAGCGGCTTGATCTGGACGTTTTCGGTGTAGATTTTCTGCGAGCCCTCATCGACCGCAACAATAGTGACGTCGAACCCGTTGAAATCCAGTGTCACCGCCTCGTTGACGGCGCGCTGGTACGTCCTGAATGCCAGACCAGAGGTCGCGCCACGGCCACTGTTGGCGTCGTTGCCGTCCGTCCTGACGTAGTAGGTCCGGTTCGCGTAAAGGCGCTCCCTGATTCCGAGATTGTTCTGCCCATTCGCCATCTGCGCGCTGTTCAATCCCTGCGAAGCAGTGTCAATGCGAACAAATCTGCCATCAGCTGCTGGCTTCGCATAATAGTCGCTTGGGTTGAATGTCGCTGCGTCTGCGGCGGACTGCGCTGCAGCCCGTGCGTGGTGCTTCGCGCTGTACTCGTCCCCTGAAACAGGCCCATCAGTCCTGATCGCCCAGTTCTGGGCAACCGTCACGCTGCCAGCTGCAGCCGCTTCGGAACTACTTGCAGCATCGGCAGCACCCACGGCAACACCGGCCGACCCCGCAGCCTGCGTCGCATGGTACTTCGCGCTATAGCCTTCACCGGGGGCCACCTCGCCATTGGCCTGCGTAGCCCATGCCTTCGCCCTGTCCGCTTCGTCGCTCGCTTCGCCTGCATGGTATTTTGCGCTATACCCCTCTCCGGCAACGACCTCGCCACTGGCTTGCGTTGCCCACGCCCTCGCAAGACGGGCATTCTGCAGAGCGCTCACGCCTTCGCCCGTTTCGACCTCGCCAGCCTCCTGCGTGGCCCACGCCTGCGCGAGCGCGGCGGCAGCCTGCGCCATCTCGGTGCTGAGGGCCGCGTCGCCACGCAGCGTCTGACCGACTGACCAGTCGCCGGTCACATCCGACAGCTTGGCGTACAGGCGGAAGGGATCGTCCTGGCTGGTCGTGACCTCCAGAAACGTAAAGCCCTCCGGCTCCGCATCGTGGAGCGACCGTTTGGCGATCGGACCCGCCGCGTTGACGGCAACCGGCAGGCCGCCGCGCACCTTGACCAGCAGATCGTTGACCGATTTGTGCAGCGTCACGGCCGATGACCACTCAGGCGCCGTTGGCATCAGCACCCAGGCGGCGCTGTCGGTAACGTTGGCGCCGGGCCAGCCATAGGCCAGCGTTAGCTCCGACGTGGAGACGATCGCGGCCACCGGCACGGACAGGCCGCCGCAGTTAAATGTGTCGCCCGGCCATCCGACAAACTGCGTCAGATGGCCAAGCACCGTCGTTGACCCGGCCGCGACCGAGACCGTGTTTTCGTCCGCCATCAATGTCTCCGGGATCAGTCCTGCGGCGCCGGGTCCGGCAGGTGTTTGGGATGGAGCGCCTTGACGCGCTCACAATGCAGCAGCCATTCGGCTGTTTTCGGCGGCAGCGAAAGACCCTGCTCGCGCAAGGCGCGGGCAAGCTCGGCAACGGCGTCCAGCTGGTCGCCGACCGGCATATACGCCACCGCGCGCAGGCGGCGGGCGTCGCCGGTAATGCGCACGGATTTCAAGGGGCGGCCTCCATGACAAACTCTCCATCTGTGTAAGGGACGCTGGCGACACGGACACGGTAGCGGCCGGGATAATCGCACCCCAGCAACAGCGCCGTGGCGTCGGCGTCGCCGGGCGTGACGTCGATCGTGGTTACGTCGCCGGCCGGGTCCGTAACCGTTACAGTGCAGGGGATCGGCAGGCCGGACAGCAGGTCGCCCTCCAGCCGGGCCGGGCACGCGGCCCGGGCGCGTCGCCTCGGCCTCACGCCAGAGAGATCGACATAATGCAGGCCGGGATCGGCGGACTGGCGCAGGTAAACCCAGCCGCGATCCGCCTCCAGGCGCTCAAGCGCCGCCAGCGACATGCCGCCAGTCTCAAGGATGCGCCCCGTCTCCGGGCAATAGCGGGCAAACGGCGTCAGCCGATCCCAGTCATTATGCCGGCCGGTATGACTGCGGTCGCCGGCGGCAAAGGCCGCCAGGCGGCGCTGTTTCGGCGAGTGCGCTGGCGTTGTCATTTTGACGCCTCCATAACCACGATGTTGACGCCACCGCCGTAGGAATCCTGCGCCTGATACTCGTAGTATCCGGCTCCGGGCGCGTCGCGAACGATCAGCGTGGTTTGCAGGAGATACCAGGCAAGGCTGGTGCCGGAGCCGGCCTGAAAATAGTTATTGGGCAAGCTGTCGATCTGCCCGCCATTGCGCCGCACAGTCAGGCCGCCAACCGTCGCGCCTCGCGGGATAGTAGGCGTGCCGCGATAATACGCCTGGATGATCACCGCCCCTGTCCCGCGCAGGTTGATGCCAACCGTGGCCGTGGTGTCGCCGCTGGCGGACACCACCTGCGAGATAGCGCCATTGCGGACATGGATGTTGTCGACTGTCAGATTGCCGATCTGCGCCGACGCCGTGATGATGTTGGTCGCGGCGAGCTTGCTGCCGTAAATCGACCCGTCAACGACCAGATCGCCGCGCAGGCCGAGCGTGTAGCTCACCGCCCCGTCCATGCGCCGGACGCCGTTGAGCACCATGCCGCCGGTCACGCCATCGATGCTGCCGGTGACCGCCCATTGCACCGACATGCCATTGATCGACGACGTGTGCGTGGTCAGCGTCGCCGTATGGCCGCCGACAGTTGTTTGCAGCACGCCGATCTGCGTCGCCTGCGCGCCCTGCGCATCCGACACCGCCGTCAGTTGGCTGGTGATCGTGGCCTGGTTGTCGTCAACCTTGGCGTCCAGCGTGGTGATCTGCTGCGCCAGCGCTTCCGTCTGCGTCGACCTGACGGTGATTTCCTCGATCAACGCCGCCTGCACACCCTCCAGTTGCGCCAGAAACGTCGTGATTTGCTGCGCCAGCGCCTCTGTCTCGGAGGTGCGGACGATCCTTTCCTGGCTGATCGCCGCAATGGTTTTGCCGACCCGGGCGGCCAGCGACACCCGCAACTGGTCCTCGGCAATGCTGGCCGCCATGGCGTCCGAGGCCAGCTGCTCAACCCGATCCTTGAGGTCCGCCAACGCCTGGCGAATGGTGCCAGCGCCAAGCTCGCTGATTGACCTGATATCCTTGCGCAGCTGCTCCTGCAGATCTGCCATCTCGATCAGGATCGAAGCAATCTCGTTTGAAATCAGCGGCTTGAAGGTGCGAAACGATGAGAACACCCGGGGTCCGACGACGCCGGAAGCGCTGATCGCGTGCGCCCGGATGTAGACGTCCTGATCCTCGACGTGGCGGATGGCGAAAGTGCCGGACGTCTCGGGCCCATCTGACACCAGGTCGGCCGTGGACCAGTTGTCATAAGAAACCTCGACCACATAGCGCGCCGCCGAGCGGGCCTCGCCAACTGACCACTCCATGTTGAGGGCCGTTGTGTGCTGGAGCGCATAGGCCCGCACCCAGGGCACAACCGGCACCGTGGGGCCAAGGATATCCTCCACGCCCGGCACTGGCGGCTGGGGCGGCGGGACCTCTCCCAGCGCCACCCAGACCTGCGGGTTGTCGGCGATGGCCTCGATATTGACCCGATAGCGACTCTGCGGCTCGACCGATTTGACCAGATAGGGCTCGGCGATCTCGACCAGCGGGCCGATCAGCACCGAGGTCATCTCGTCGCCATCCGCCTGCCAGAGGCTGCCCCACGCCACCGGCGGATCGTAAAACGCGCCAACGGCAGCGACGTCATCGGCGTTGGCGACAACGATGTTGGGCGCAGCCCCCTGCGTCACCCGCACCGGGCCAAACTCCCTGTTGGCGCGATCGCGGACATACATATAGCTGTCGGCCGCCACCGCGACGTCGGTATCGAGGGTGAGCACGTACCCTGCCCGCCCCATGACGCCGGCGGCGCGGGCGCCGTCGCCCATAAACCATGCGTCGACCAGCGCCGGATCGCCCCGGCGCATCAGCCGCCCCTCAAGCTCCGTGGTAAATGAGCGCCGCTCGCGGCGGTAATAGGCGCTGGCCGCCAGCCAGGTCGCCATCATATGCGCATGCTCATAGCTGGAGACGCCGGCCATCTGGTAGCGTCGGGGCGTAATGGTTGGCGTCCCGAAAAACTTGCGCACCTCGGCGCGGCGGGCCGGGTCGGCGTTGGGGCTGTACTCGACGATCACGTCTGCCGCGCCATCCGTCAGCGACAGATCAAACTCGCTGGCCGAGGTGCCGCGCACGATCTGCCGGCGGGTGATGGCGTGCTTGCGGGCAAGGCGCGGCTCATCGCGCGTCAGTGACCAGGCGTTGCCGAGGCGGGCCGGCTGGGCGCGGATGACGCCAAGAACCGTCTCAGCCGCTTCATAAACCGAGACGGGGCCACGGATCACGCCGTCAAAAGTATCCAGCGACGTCAGCGTGTTGCGATAGTGCAGGATGCGGTCCAGATCCAGATCGCTGTCGGCGCAGCCCGCGCCATAGGTCCGGCCGTTGATGGTCCCGCGCATGATGTCGGCAAAGGCGTCGATCGCCTTGCGCGTCTCCTGCAAAAACCAGCCGCCGCCGGTCCACACCGGCAAGCGGGCAATGGCCTCGACCTTGATGGCGTTAAAGGCCGTGACGCCAAGCGCCTTACCGCTGCGCACCTTGATCGCCAGTTCGGTGACGTGCGGCCGGACGATGGTTTCCGACAGCCAGGCGCGCATGCCATCCCACAGGATGGCGTTGGTCACATCGGTAACCCGATCGTTGCCCGGCACCTTGTCCGCCACGGTATTGCGGGCGCGGATCAGGTAGCGCTTGCCCTCATCGACCGTGACAAACCGCGTGAAACGCAAAGGCTTGGTCGATTTCTGATAACCGCCATCGGCGTACAGCACGCTCCAGCCGCTGATCGGGTTGTCATCCTCATCGCACTCGGCAACCTGGAATTCCACGCCCCATTGCATGGGGCCGGTGTCGGAGCCGTTTTTGTTCGTAAACGTCGAGAAAACGCCTTGCGGCAGGGAATAGTCCAGCTGGACGCGGCCGGATTTGCGCCCGACCGGAGTCAGCGGGAATGGCCCTGTCCATGGCAACACCGCCTCGGGGCGTGGAAGCTCCTGACTGGTGACGCTCTGCGAAGAGATGACGGCGGCCGGCACAAGGTCCGAGGTCTGCCCAGGCTCGATGATCTCGATCTGGGCGCCCGCAAACGGCGCGGTTGTGCCGCCGGCCCGGGTCCACATCACCGCGTCGCCCACCTTGATCGTTTCGACGGTGCAATAGCCCAGGGTCAGCGTCATGCGCTGATACAGGTCCTGATCCTCGCCAACATTGACGACATAGGCCGGCTGCGACAGGTCCGGCTCTATCCACGCCCGGCCGTACAGCCGGGGGATGCGCTCGCCAGCGCGCGGCAGGTTGCCGCCGCCGGTGACGCCATAAACCTTGTCGTCGCTTTGCTTGTCCTTTGTCTTGGCGGCGCGATTGAGCAGGTATGAAGCGCCAACGGCGATGCCGGCTGTAAGGCCGGCCGCGACAATTTTGCCGGTGAGCGTAAGAGCGCCGACCGCGCCAAATGTGCCGGTCAGGCCAGCCGCTCCCGCAAGGGCGCCAACCGCGTAGGGCATGGCAATGGCGAGGGCCAGCATGCCGACGGCCATGCCAATCTGCTTTCCGGCCTGCCGGCCGCCGCCTGCGCCATCGCCCAGCGGCAGGGTGGTGATGGCGACGACATCATCCGGCCCGACCAGCGTATCGCGCCATGCGCCGCGCAGGCGCACGGTGTCGTCGGTCGGCAGGCAGCCGCCCTCGCCGCCCCGGCGATGCACGGACACGATAACCGGGCGCGAGCGGTCGCCATGTCTGGCAACGATGGTCGACAGCCGCCGCCTGCGGCGGTCAAGCGTCACCGGCGGCGCGAGCGGAAGCCCGCGCACGTTCTGGCGCAGCACAAGGGTCAATATTACTATCTCTTTGCTTTGGATATTTTTTGGGGGAGGAAGAGGTGGCTAAGGCTAAGCAGGAGCATCTCAACGGGGCTTTGGAAGCGTGCGCCATGAAGGCTGCTTACATGAACCTTGTTATCCAGATCGCAGCCTCAAACGGACAGGCGGGCGATATAATTGACAAAATCGAAGAGCAGTTCGCTGCGACGGTGAAAAACGTCGCCCCCAACGCTTCCTCGGACACTTCCGACAGCATGCTGAACGAAGCGATTGACCATACGCTCAATTCCATGCGCCAGATGTTTGATGAAATCCGGTTCGATCTGCTCTGAGACGATCGGCAGGGCTTTTGACTAGGCTCCGGACCTATAAAAACGGTTTCGCTTTTAAGCGCTTTCTGATTCAAGGCTCCCGAAGGGAGCCATCGGATGGACACGCACGTTTTCTGGCTGACGGACGAGCAGTTCGCGCGGCTTGAGCCGCATCTTCCAACAGATACCCGCGGCAAGGCCCGGGTGGACGACCGACGCGTTATCAGCGGGATTGTGCATGTCTTGAAATCGGGTTGCCGCTGGGTGGATGCGCCCCCGATCTATGGCCCGAGGAAAACGCTCTACAACCGGTTCGTTCGCTGGGCGGACAAGGGCATCTGGCAGAACATCTTCCACGCTCTGGCGGCAGCGGGCGGCCCTCCGGCTCAGGTCCTGATCGATTCATCGGCGGTTAAAGCGCACCGGTGCG